ATTCTTTGGCTTCATCAAAACCGACTTTAAGTCTAGCAATTTGACCTTCAAAAGTATTGGCTTGAACTGTAGCTGCTCCACCAAAAGTTTGGGCTAATTGTTTTACAGTTCCTTCTAGTCCAAGGGTTTTAATTTCTGCAGCAGACAAGCCAACACCTAAACGCGTTAGAGAGCCTGTATTGCCTTCATAGGCTTTACCTAAAGCATTAGATACTGCCTCCACACTCTTACCAGTAGCGGCTGAAATATCTAAGGCTAGGTTTAATAAATCTTGGGATTCAGTTACCGATCCTGTGGCAACTGCTAGGCGCTGAAGCGCTGGACGCAATTGGTCATCAGCAACGCCAGTAGCCAAAGAGGTTTTAAGTATCTGCTCCTCAACCGCTGAAATCTGAGCTTGGGTTGCGCCTGTAACATTTTTAAGGGCATTGGCTAAACGAAGCTGGGCAGCCTCATCTTCAATTGCTGCCTTGACACCATCAACGGCTAACTTGACTGCATAGGCTGCTGCTGCTGCTGCTGCTGCTGCAAAGGCGGCTGCTGCAACCTTGCCAAACTTTTCTAACTTACCGCCAAAGCCTTCAACCTCTTTAGAGCCAGTATCAAGATTTTTCTTGAGATCAGCAACATCAGCAAGAATCGAGAGCTTGAGCGTTCTACTGCCAGCCATTACTTATCCCACTCTTTCAATATCTTGGAAAATGCTTCTTGCCATTTCTTAATCAATTCAGGCTGAATCTTACGAAGGGTTGGGTAGATAAAGTAGCCAGCGTTTCCGCGACCTTTGCTCGGTGTTCTTCTGGGGAACTGACGCAAGCGATTACTTCCAAATTCATAACCCGCCCAGAGTTTTTGTGTGCTACCGCCACCAGAAAAGCGCTGACTTGCAAAGCCGTAAGAGAACTCTCCGATTTTGGAACTGGCCGAGACTTTAACGCCTGTTGCAATTCTTCTAACTGCTTCTTGACCAAAAGTCCTTGTGAGTGCATAGGCTTTGATTTCATTTGCTGCATAAGTAGCCAGCGCGCTAGATTCTGATTTAGCTTGGCTAACGGCTTCATCATCCATCGCTTTGAACGCGGTAATGATTGAGCGGAGCTCGCGCTTGTCATAGCTGATTGGTAACTCATCTGCCACCGCTACGCTCCTTTAATATATCTATGGCCGTCATTACTTGGTCGATATCTGTCCAGTAAGGCATTGGAATCCCAGTTGCGATAGCAATCTCGATGATTAGTCGGTTGATGCTTCCGGGCTCGTAACTTTTGGGCTTTCATCTCCAATCGTCATTTCCTCAACTGTCAGCTCCCAAATCTCTTGGGACTTGGTTGGCTTCCCTGCTGCTTCGCGCTTATACGCAAAGTAGGCAAGGTCTAAGAAGTCCGCTTGCTGATAAGCCGTTATATCCTTCATCGAATAAATCGACTTACCAGTTTTGCGTTCCCACTTAGCCCATTCTGGCAAGCCAGCTTGGTAAGTAGCTGATTCGCCTGAACTGTATTTAATTGTGATTGAAATTTTCATAGCTCCCGATGCTCCGATCTCTCTTAACTAAAGGTCTCTGTTGGAGTTCCAATTACTGTCATCGTCCAAGTGTCGGTAAGTGCTCCAGGAGCAGCTCCACCAGCAGTTGGAAAGATTGGCAATACTGTGAAAGCAAATACTGCTCCAGTTACTGCTGTAAATGAAACGCTGAGTGCTGTGTTAGGTGCAGCTTCTGCATCTGTCCACATTGCTTCGAATAGAGAGCCTGTAGCTCCCCAATCCTGAAGTAACTCAATTGTGAAAGTCCATTGCTTATCTACGGACTTATAAGCGCGACCATCAAGGGTTTGATAGGTCTCGATAATTGTGTCGCAGCTTAGGACTGCGCTTGTTGCTTGAGCATCGTATGCGAATGTATCTAATGTAAAGGTCACATCGCGCCCAGTTACTACTGTTGTTGGCATTTGGGTCTCCTTATGTGGTTTGCTCGTAGCGGACGCTCAAGCGAATATCAGAAACGAGCAAGGTTGTCGTTCCCACTTCAGTTACCGAAGGTCTTTCGACTATTGATAACTCATACTTGGAAGCATTTAGTGCTCCAAGAATACTAATGACCATTTGCTCTAAGTTATCTAAAGCAGCGGCGTTGCTGAAATACGCAACGCAAGCAGTTATGGTGTAATTTAATTTAACTCTAGTTGTTGTTTTACCCAAGACTTCAAGCTCCATATAGGGCGAGTCTGGAATAACAATAATTGCTGGAACGATTGGTGCTTCAGGAACTGAATCGTAAATATTGGCGCTGATACCAGATAGGGCAGTTTTAAGAGCGCCTCTAACATCTGTGGCAATTGTGCTGGCTGGCATTAGCCCACCATAGTTTCAACATCAAGATAAGGCCCTAGTAAGCCAGTTACCTTGGCAAGTAAATTCTTAGATAAGCGGTAAGGGGTAACGGCAAAATCTACGCCTTCTATTGATCCACCAGCTGCGGTTCTGGCTTGGAAGATTTCGACTGAGATAGCCAGAATTGCAGCTTCAGCATTGGCATTTCCGACATAGGTTGATAGTCCAGAGAGCGCAGCGTTTCCTGCTGGGATAACATTTTTTTCCAATATATCTGCATTGGTGATTGCGACTGTAAAGACATAATCTGAAATTTCGTCATCGGTTACTGTGTGTGTGCCATTAAATGGTGATCCGCAGCCAGTAATAATTACGGATTGGCCTTCTGTAAATTCTTGAATTGTTGCGGTTTCAAAGTAAGCGATATTATTTTCAAGCTTTACTTTGTTGATTTTGCTTTGAAAAGTGACCAGCATTGGAAGAACTAGGTTCTCTGAAGCATCGACAATATCGTTTAGATAAGCATCGTTATATAGGGATGACGAAACGCCAAGAATCGTCCTAAGCTCTGTGGCCGTAACTATTGTTGGCATCTCGTCATCCTTTCAAGCAGTTAGGTGAGCGGCCAGCTCGGGAGCGGACTGGCCGTCACTATTTGAGTTTTTTAGTTCTTGTTGAAGTAGCAAGCTCCGTCAGCGACCTTAACTGCAAGTGCGCCGTAGCCGTAGTAAGCAACTTCAATTTGACCATTTAGAGCTACATTGGTCTGGAGACGGAATCTGCTTGATTCATACCAAGTGTAAGAATCTGGATTTACTACAATCATCGAACCATCGCCAAGAGGTAATGATGGATGAGCAGCAGTAAGTGATCCAAGTGCGCGAGAAACATAGAGTCCAAGTCCAGCAACATTTCCGCGAAGGCTTTGTGGGCTAGCTACGCCAGCTGCGTTCTGTGGCTGTGAAGCTGTGTAGATTGGACGGCCTGAATCGTTATAGCTCATAATCTTTGACCATTGCTCAGGTGTCACAATAAGGTTTCTAGCAAATCCTAGAGAGTCCTTATAAACCTCAGCAGCTGCTTCGGATACGAAAGTAAGAATTCCTGCTGCTGTGTTATCAGCTGCTGTGGCAGCAATTTGTCCATTGCCAAGCAATTGACCAGCAACGAACTTATCTGTCGCTAGAGCATAAGCGAATTCCATTTGACGAACTAGCTCATCAAAGAATACTGGGTTAGAACGATCAAGAAGTTCTACTGAGAATGTCTGGCCACCTGCATACTTATTAACATTTACTGTTAGGAAGTTGTTGGTCATTCCAGTCTCAACGATTGCATCGCCTTCGTTCTCATCTTCAACTGTTGGAACGGCTGTAATCTTTGGAATCTCAAAGGACATTCCAGCATCTGGTAGAACTCCAGTTGAGATTGCATCAATTGTGCTGCGGTCAGCATTTGATAGAGGATTGATAACCTCAGTTAGCTGGCGAGTTGGAATTAAGCCAGCGTTGTTGCTGGTGGTGTCATCTGCTGCCATAACATACTGGCGAGCTGCGTCATCACCGAGTTTAGCGCGGACGCTATTCTCAAGATATTTTGCCTTGGTGAATTCAAGGCGAGGTGCTGTGTAAAAGGCTGGGCGAGCTGCCTCAACCATATTTGCTTTAGCTGCTTCAACCGCTTCTTCA